TTTATTACCACTAATAGTCCACCCGTCTTGTACTGTCCAATCATCTAAAGGTACTGCACATTCAAAATTACCACAATCAAGTAATTCAGAACCCTCAGTAGGTACAGGAATAACTGCATACAATTCTCCTGCCTTATATCCGTTAGGAGTTACTACTATACTAACATCATCTAATAAACTCATTATATATTACTTAAATTAGTTAATTGTGTTTCTAAACAAGCCTTAGCTTCAAAGTTACCACCATCTGCAATTACTCTAGTCTTAAAGTCATTTACTTGCTTTTGTATAGGTGTTAATCCTCCCTTGTTACTTGAAGGTAATGACATTCCAAGTGCTAACTTCATTATATTACTTGGTCATAGTAACAGATAGCAACTCCACTCGTTAAAGTGATAGCTGACACTGAAAGAAATAAAGTCGTTCCTGCTGCGAAAGTAGTGTGAAGGTTAGATATTGCACTCCCTGCTCCTGTTTGTACGTTAGAAGCCGTTATAGAGGCTACTACGCTTTCTACAGGGAAGAAGACTGCATAATATTCTTTACCACTCATTGCTGTTGTAGATATAACATCACATCTGTTTTTACCTAATTGCTCTGTTAAGAGTTGTTGTACATTTTCTATTGCCATAATTTTAATTTATTGTCCGTAATATATATAATTTGTTCCTGAAGGTTCAGGATGTTGTGTGTATTGTACTTGTTCTGTTCCATCTTTTTCTGCTAGATACATCTTTCCTTTTGTTACTAAGCCTTGAACTATTCCAACATTAGGATCAGGTTCTAAAACTTCAGTTTCTGTAGAGGGTGCGTGGTTTTCATCCATAGTAACTGTTCCCTCCCAACTTACCTCATAAACTTCATACTTCCAATAACCCGCAGGTAATAAATGTACTTCTCCATCATATAAGTCTATAGTTTCAAGAGAAGAATTGTAAATAAACTGCATTTCAGTAAATCTATTATAGATTGTTACAGTTGGATAAACATAATCAATACTTCCATCCATATCGTTTATGAGCTTCACTAAGAACCTTATTTGTGTCTTAACTACAGATGTGTCTATACGATTATCTTCTGTGGATAAGTAGGCTTTAAAGTTTGATTCTGTGTATGCTTGTATCATATCTAATATATAATAGAAAAAGTCTGTTTCTGTTTGGTAAATAAAAGAAAAAGGTGGCAATTACGCCACCCTAATCAAGAAATATATAAAAGAATACTAATTAAGAAGTAACTATTGTTCCCATTGTAAATGCTGCATTGTCAAATGGATCTGTAGTATAATCTGCTACCATTGGGAAAGGTAATTGCTCCATTCCATCAAAATTAAGGTTATAACCCGAACGATCACCCCAATTTACTCCACTATCCATAGTACCTGCATTAAGTTCTAATCCATTTTCTACTCCTAGACCTACAATAACATCGTGTCCGTTAGATAGAGTAGCATTTAATTGAGCAAAAGCAACTACTTTAGTAGCTCCTAAAAGTTTAATCTGATTTTGGTCTTCTTTTGTAAGTTTGTTAAGAATTACATTCAAAGTTGGAGTGTAGTGTATAGTTCCATTTTCACGAGAACCAACGATAGTTTCAGAAAGACTAGCCACACCAATTGGCATAGTGTATCTATAAAGAACATTTGCTCCCATTTCAATATCTGTAATTTCTCCTGCTGATTGAACTATTCCTGTTGTAACTATTGGTGTGTCAAATTGGTCTAAAACTCCGAAATAAACATACTTAATTCCTCCACTGATTCTATTACAGTCGAGTCCCCTACCTTTTGTTAGTGCTGTACAAGCCATTGTTTTTGTTTTATTAGGTTAAGGGAGGAGAGGTTTTACCCCCTCCTTCCGTATTATTTATTTAATTACGATACAAGTACAACGTCAGCTCCAATACCTACTTGAACACCTCCACTGTAACGTGCTAATAATCTAATGTTATCTGAACCATCCAAATTAGCCATATCTAAAAGGTCAATTCTACTAGTTTGGTCGCTTAACAAGTCAGTACCAAAGAATAAGTTGCTTCTTTCTGCTGCTACTAAAACGTCATTTGACATACCGTTACAAACTGCAATTTTTATTCCTTCAAATACTGCATCATAGTCTCTATTCATAGAGTAAGCATTCACATATCCCATAGCAGAGATAGCTGAAATGTATAATCTGTAAGACTTAGGACTCATATAGATATATAAGTCTTCTTTTGTGTAAACTGTTGTTGGGATAGATGCTGTACAGTTTTGTAAGTTTTCAATAATGTTAGCTGCTGAGAAAGCTGTTCCTGCTCCACCTACATTAGCTACATCAACTACAGTGTTACCTGCTTGTACTAATCTACCAACTGCTCCTCCTGTTACGAATCCTGTAAATTCTCCTGCTGTTAAGTCATTTCCTAACCATATAGAGTTTTCTGTTGCATCTGCAATAGTTTCTCCAATGTAAGAAATTACATAGTCAGAAAAAGATGCAGGTGGTGGTGCTCCTGCTCCTGCTCTCATCTCTAAAGCTTCCCAAGAAGAAAGTAAAGTTTGCTTACATAAATCACTTTGAACCATTAAGTTCTTAGGCTCTAATACTGCCTCAGTCATAGTAAGTGTTCCTGCTAAGTTTACATCGCAAGATGCGTCTTGTACCATAGAAGCGGACGACATCTTCTGTAGGTTACTTTTAAATTTGATATTCTCTATCATTGTTAGAAACTCCATAGAGTTTGCTGAACGAAGTGCTTGCGAGATGTAGAATCCTGCTGCCTTCCCTGCGTAATTTGATGTTACGTTTAAAGCCATTGTTTTTTTTGTTTTTAGTTATTGTATAAGTTATAAAGGTATTTTTCCCTTCTTGTTAATTTTGATAATTCTCTTTTAGATAAAGAAACTTTAGCAGCTTCTGAACTAAATTTATTAGTATCTAAAGGTGCTGATGCAGGAGATTCTGCTAATTCAGTCTTTAGTTTTTCGTTTTCTTCTTTTAACTTTGTTAATTCATCCTCTGCTGAGAACTCAACTACTTCTGTAGTCTTAATAGATTTCGGATTTGTAGAAGGCTCAACTTCTTCAGCCATTTCTTCAACTTCTTCATCCCCTCCTACTTTATCTTCTTTAAGTTTAGCTACAGCATCTTCTAAATTTTGGATTCTTTTCTCCATACCTTCCCAATCTTCAACTTCAGCTAATTCTTCAGTAACTTCTTCAGTCATTTCTTCTTCTTCAACTTCTTCTGTTTCTGATTCTATTACTTCAGCAACAATACCTTCTTCCTCAACTCTGAAAGATACTCCTTCTTCAGTCTTGTAAGTTCCAACAGGTAATAAGATAGTAGTTCCATCTTCAGTTAAAACAGAGATATCTACTCCTTCTTCTAATTCTTCTGCTGTACTTACAAAAAGTGTTCCGTCATCACTCTTGCCTTGCCAAGCCATTACTACTTCTTCGCCTTTATCAAGACCAAGTGCTACCAATATTTGATTCTTTAAATCCATAGTTCTTTTTTTAATTGTTTGTTATATAATAGAATAGTTAGTTGTTTGTTTGATTTTCCTTAATTATTTCATTAAGAGCTTTAAGTATTTCTTCATTGGTTGGTTGTTTTTCTGACATCTTTTCCATTTTGTCTGCAAAGTAGCCTTCTATACTTAAGCCTTTTAATTCTCCTGATTTTATCTTTTGCCAAAGCTCGTCATTCTCTATCTTCATTTTAACAAACCAAGTTCCGTTAGGTAAGTCGTAGCCAAACATTTTAGACTTATCACTATCACCTTCCTTAATCCAAGATTCAACTGTTAGAACGCCTGAAACTCTATCTTGGTGTTGGTATGTAGCTTTATGATGATTGTTATGTCTTAGGTACAATTCTGAAGCCTTACGGACTGTTTCTTTTGAAAAGTAAACATAGTAATCTGAATCAGTATTTGGGTCGTGTCTAAAGATTTGCTTGTTTGGGATAAGTGCAGGACTAACCAACATTCTTTTCTCCTCATCTACTTTAGCAAAAGTCAAGTTGTTTTTCTCTTTACCAAAGAATACAAAGTCTTGTTCTATCGCAGGTGAAGTAACTAAACTGATTGCATCTATAGCTAGTTCCTGATTATCGTCTTGTATTATTAATTCTACAATTTTTGTTTCTTTCATATCTTCGTAATAGTCTTTATTATCTTCTTCACATTCAGCAACTGTGTCGTACTTACAGCTTCCTGTCTTCCCCCATTTGTATTTTCCGTTTTCACATTGTTCGCAAGGCATAGTATAGTCTTTGGTATATAATAGATATTAAGTTAGTTTATTTGATTTTATATAGTAGCTCTACGCCTTATATTGGCTAATTGATTTTGGCTGTTAGTCATTTCATCTGTAACTACATAAGCTTTAGCTGCTTCAGGTGCTACTCCTCCTGATATATCAAAAGCTCCTGACATCATTTGAGGTGCAGGTGTTGAAGTTGCAGGAGCTGAAACAGAACCTCCTCCTCCTCCTCCTGCTCCTCCTGCTCCTAGTACTGTTCTTGCTTGTGCTGCTGCTCCTAATACTGAAGCTAGTTGTGTTGCGTAAAATAAAGGAAATGCAAATGCTGCTGCAGGACCTGCTGCTTTTGACGACTTTTGAGCAATATCTAAACCTTGTACAATACCAACTCCTGTGCTTATAGCAATCTCTGCTAACGCTGCTGCTTTAGCTTCAGCAGAACCTTTTGCCATTAAATTACCTAAAGCACCTATTGCACTACCGATAGCACTTGTAACCCCTAACTTAGCTACTTTCATAGCTTCATCAGACTTCTTCATCTTTTCATTATTAGCTAAGTAATTATCAAGATAAGCGTTATCAGCTTCAATAAGTTGGTTGTTAATATCAGCTGTAATTTTAGGCATCATAGTTAGCTCACCCATTCTTTCTTTATCAGCTTCTTTTAAGTCTTTAAGTCTTTGTGTAGCTTCTGCATTTATTTCTCTTTCTAAGCTATTCACCTCAGTTACAACCCTTCTTCTCATTTTAACTGAAGCAGTTTCTTTTTCAATTAATTCAACTTTTAACTGAGATAATCTCGCTTCATCTTCAGCTGAGTTTTCACTTAAAGCCATTTCTTCTTCTTGAATAGCTAGTCTTTCCCTTGCTAATTCTAATTCTCTCTTAGTAGTCTTTTCTTCAAGTTCTAAAGCCTTTGTCAAGTTATCTAACCTTTCTTTTGCTGACTTTGTTTCATCTTCAGCAATCAATCTAGCTTTTTCTATCTCTTGTCTAGTAGCTGCTTTCTGTATCATAAACTCATTATCAGCATCTCTAAGTTCTTGTGTTCTTTTCTTTAAGTCCACCATAGCCTTTACTTCCTTCCCTATTTCATCAGTTATTCCTGAGAAAATACCTTTAGCTACTTCTCCTGCTTCTTTAAATTTACCACTAAATACTAAAGTTATAATTTCTCCCATACGAGAAAACCTGTCCGTCAATACATCAACAGTTGCACCCATAGCAGTAAATGCTTGGCTTAATTTATCAGCACCTCTTTTTGTATTTGTAAAGTAAGATACTAAAGAGCCAATAAGAACTACAAAAGCACCTATTCCTGTTGATATTAAACCTGCCTTAATAGAACCGAACATAGCTTTTGCTGAAGTACCTGCTGAAACAAATCCTGCCTTTACGCTATTCAAAGAAACTCCCATAACTTTAAATTCTGCTGCTGCATTCTTTGTATCTTTAGTTACATCACCTATATTAGATTTAACCTCTGCTTCTATTACCACTTTATCTGCCATAATTTTATTTTTATATTGCTATATTTGTTGCTAATTCGTGTAAGTAAACTGTTGCCGTCCATAAATTATTCACCGCCGCTCTATCTGTTACTTCTA